TCTGACCGTATGTTGCGCGCCCAGCAAGAGCTCATTCGCGCTCAGAATAGTCTTGACAACATCAAAAAGTTTAAGTTGCCCTCTTTACAAGAGCAGCAATTTAATGTACAAACTCAACCACAGCAGGTTCAACAACCATCTGTGCCGCGTCCTGATGATCGCGTAATGCGTTGGCAGGAAGAAAATACTTGGTTCGGACAGGACAAAGTCATGACGGCAACAGCACTCGGTGTACACGAAGACTTACGTGAACGAGGGGTTAAAGTTGGGTCTGAGGAATATTACGCAGAGTTAGACAAAACGATGCAAAAACGGTTCCCTGATCATTTCGGTGAGCAAGAAGACATATTCAAGGGTCAAGCCTGCCACGGTAGTGGCACCAGCAACTCGGTCGACCGCACCGAAGCGAGTTCGCTTAACGCAATCGCAAGTTGCTATTGCCAAGAAGCTTGGGATTACTCCTGAGCAATATGTCCGTGAAGTTTTGAAATTAGGAGCCTGACATGGCACAAAACCGTATTACTCGTGAAACTGATAACCGTGAATTTGCGGAGCGTCCAAAGCAGTGGATGCAACCGGATCTTCTCCCTGAGCCCGACAAAGAGGCTGGTTATTCGTATCGCTGGATTCGCGTCTCGATGCTGAACCAAGCTGATCCTCGCAATCTTTCTTCAAAGATGCGCGAAGGTTGGGAACCGGTTCGTGTTGAGGAGCAACCAAAATACCGACTGTTAGCTGATCCCGATTCGCGTTTCAAAGACAACATCGAGATTGGCGGGTTGTTACTCTGCAAGAGTCCAACTGAGTTTGTGCAGCAACGTGCAGAATATGTGCGTCGCCAAACACAGTCTCAGACGGATGCGGTGGATAACAGCTTAATGCGTCAGAGTGATGCGCGGATGCCGCTGTTCAAAGACAGCAAGTCCTCGACTACCTTTGGCAGAGGTTAATAAACTTTTTGGAGCTAAAAGATGGCATATCCTACCGTCAACAGCACTTATGGCTTTAAGCCCCTCCAGCGTCTGGATGGCCTGCCATATGCCGGAGCGATCCGTCAAATCCCCGTGGCTGCAGCCTACGCAACCGCAATCTTGAACGGTGATACCGTGAAAGAAAGCGGCGGCTACTTGGTCGCAGCAAACACAACCAACTCTGGTGACATCGTCGGTGTCTTGGTTGGTTGCCAATACGTGAACTCTTTGGGCCAAACCGTCCAAGGTCAGTTCTACCCCGCAGCGGCTTCTACCACTACCGCATTGGCTTACGCCTATGTTGTGGATGATCCCAACGCAACATTCCAAGTTGCAGCTACAACTGCCGGTTCTACCACTCCTGCTGCTTATGCACGCACGATTGTGGGCAAGAACGTGGCATTGGTGGCCAACGTTGGCAGCACTACTACTGGCGATTCTGCTTATGGTATTGACGGCTCTTCAGCTACTACCACTAACACTTTCCCAGTTCGCGTTGTCGACGTGATCACAGCTTCTGCAACTGGTCCCCGCTATGCTACAGCCACGACTTATTATGAGTTCGTCGTGAAACTGAACACAGCTCAATACAACGACTCAACCGGTGCATAAGGAGTAAATCATGGCTATTTCACGCGCACAGTTACTGAAAGAGTTGCTCCCCGGCCTGAACGCTTTGTTCGGTTTGGAATATGCACGCTACGGCGAAGAGCACAAAGAGATCTACGAAACCGAAACTTCGGAACGTAGCTTCGAAGAAGAAACCAAGTTGTCTGGCTTCAGTGCAGCACCTGTCAAAAACGAAGGCCAAGCCATCGCTTATGACAATGCTCAAGAAGCATGGACTGCTCGCTACAACCACGAAACCATTGCTTTGGGCTTCAGCTTGACTGAAGAAGCTATCGAAGACAACTTGTATGACTCGTTGTCCGCTCGCTACACCAAAGCTTTGGCTCGTGCCATGGCCTACACCAAGCAAGTGAAAGCTGCCGCTGTTTTGAACAACGGCTTCACCAGCACTTACACCGGTGGCGACGGCGTGGCTTTGTTCAGCACAGCACACCCCTTGGTTTCTGGTGGCACCAACGCCAACACACCTACCACTCAGTCTGACTTGAACGAAACATCGTTGGAAAACGCTGTGATTCAAATCGCTGCTTGGACAGATGAACGTGGCCTGTTGATCGCTGCTAAGCCTCGCAAACTGATCGTTCCCCCAGCTTTGCAATTCGTTGCCACTCGTTTGTTGGAAACCGAACTCCGCGTCGGTACTAACAACAACGACATCAACGCGTTGAAAAACAACGGTTCGATCCCTGAAGGCTACTCAGTCAACCACTTCTTGACCGACACAAACGCTTGGTTCTTGATGACTGACGTGCCTAACGGCTTGAAACATTTCGTTCGCACCCCCTTGCAAAACAGCATGGACGGCGACTTTGACACCGGCAACGTGCGTTACAAGTCTCGTGAACGTTACAGCTTCGGCTGGTCTGATCCTCTCGGCGCTTTTGGCTCCAGCGGTTCATACTAATCAGGCCTTGAGTCTGGTATCAAAGGGGAGCTTCGGCTCCCTTTTGTTTTGCGTGGAAACGTTTACACGCGCCTTGACTTCGGCCAAAAATAAGGTATGCTTACCGTGTCTGGGATTTCACTTGTACCGGACTGGCCCAGCAGACGATGCAACGATTGGTACAAGTACTTTTGCATAAGGACTTTTTGTCATGGCACGTTCCACCTTTGAAGGCCCAATTCTCTCGGGCGACTCACGTTTTGGCCCCTTGCGCGATGTAGGCTACGCCCGTCTTTCGCAAGAATGTTTCATTGATTTGTCTAACACCACTGCTGGCACTGCCGGCTACTCTGGTGGCTCTAGCCAATTTGTCAATGGCAACACAATCCCCAACGTCAACGCAACCGTTTTCACTGCCGCCGGCGGCACTGTTTACCCTCCAGTTGTTGTGACTCCAACTGCAGACGCTACCACCGCAATCTATCGCGGTGCAGTGTTCTACGTTCCAATCAACAGCATCATCGAAGACATCGTTGTTGACTACACAACAGCCATCACTGTTGGCGGTTCTCCAACATACTCTGCAGTGAGCTTGTTGGCCTCTAACGGCTTTGTGACCTCCAGCCCAAGCTATGCCACTGTTTCTTTGGGCACCACCACAACTGGTACTGTCGGTCGTCAAACAACCACATACTCGGCCACCAACCTGACCAATATGCTGGCAACGACTGCAGACATCACAACCGGCAACAACAACCCATCGCAAATGTCTCAAGTCGTTGTGACATTGGCAATTGTTGGCACAGGCTTGAGCGCACCAACAGCAGGCAAAATGAACATTTCCTTGCGTTACTTGCAGACCGATCCCAACATTGGTTCAACTACTGCTTACCCATACGGTAACTTCGACTAATTGAGCGGGGACTTCGGTCCCCTTCTTTGGCTTTAGGAGATACCTATGACAATGCAATATGACGTAAAGGGTTCGCATTCCAGCGGCTCTGGCCTAATGGTTTCTGGCCGCGTTCGTCTGAAAAACTTGATCTATTGTGGAAACGGTACAGCCGGTTCTATCGATGTCTTTGACACAACGAGCACTCCTGTGACCGCGACCTATGGTCGTAGCGGCACCACAGTCACCGTGACCAAAACAGGCCATGGCTTGACTACAGGTCAAAACGTGGGCATCACTTACTCGCCAGCTTCGAGTGTTGCTGCGGTTGCCGGCAACTATGTCATCACTGTTGTGGATGCAAACACATTCACAATCACTGACTTGAATTCAGGAACGATTGCAACTGGCACGGCCTGCATTTACACGGCAGACAAGTGGTTGACCAGCTACAACACCGGCACGGCGCTTCAGCCTTTCCAAGCTATTTTTTCTGGCGAGGGCATTTTGGCGTTCAACGGCGTCTATGTTGTTGTGACCAACATCACTTTCCAGACAATTCAGTATGGCTGATACCAAGCAAGTTGAACTGACGGGACGCAAGATTTTCATTGCGATCCCGACGTATGACGGAAAGCTGAACAT